ATATTGCTGATATGATGGGCAAAACTTTTTATGCTATCCGTAAGCTTTTGTACCGTGCAGATAAAAAAATAAAGATGAAAGAATTTCAAACAAATATAGCGGTGGTATCATGAGCAAATTAAAAATTAAGAACTTTCAACTTCTTACTATGGATGAAAAGGGAATCCGTCCATACGAAAGAGCTTTAAAATTTTGCGGATTCCCGGCAAAAAGTGCTGCGTTGCGTTATGATCTTGGTATTAAACTCCAAAATGCAATTGTGGAAGAATATCAGAACTTCGAAAAAATGAGAGTGGAAGTGCTTAAAGAATTATGTATCAACAAAAAAGTTGTTCTTAAAAATGAGAAAGGCGAGCAAAACGAGATTGACACAAAACAAAAAATTGTCGATGCGCCTAAAGAACACAAAGGAGATTTCGTTTTTAGGATTGACGGAAAGGAAGTTGAAGGGAAGAAAATTATTTCCAATGAATTTGATTTAGGTGATAACCGCAAGGAATTCGATAAAAGATTTGCAGAGCTTCTTGAATTGGATGTTGAATTAAACTGCTATCCAATCAAACTGAGCAAACTTGAAGCTGATGATAATTTTTCTGCATGGCTGGATGAAAATGAAATTACTCTTGCTCAACTAGAACCATACATTGAAGACGACCGCAAATAAAAAAGGAATCAATATGAAAGACTTGATTAAAAATTTGATGAAACGGATCTATGGATTAACAAGAAAAATGGTCTGTTCTCATCTTTACAAATATGATAACACACAATTTCTCCGTAATGAAACAGTCCGCGATATACATAATTACTCTGCTTCTTACTTCAAAGTTCTTGTCAAGGAATATCACTGCATTAGATGTGACAAGAAAAAATTCCGGGAAGATTGGATACAAGAAGATAAACTTCAAGCAGAAAGTGCATAATGGAAATGATTGTATTTGCAATTATAGTGGTTATAATATTTTTCTTTGTATTTGCGCTTGCATTGGTTAAAGCCGGTGCAAATGCAGATAAAATAAAGGATGAATTATTTCAAAAATACTTAAAAGAAAAAGCTGAGGGCAAAAATGATAACAATATCGGTTCTGCCAATGACAGAACATTTGAAGCAAAATCAAACTTCAATTAAGATAACTATTGCTGAAAGAGATTACCGCTTTACAACGTTCAGCAATAAGATCTCTACAATTATCGGATTAACATTGCTTGCATTGATCATGAGACCCTTTCCGGCAACAAAACAACGGCTGGTAATATGAGCACAAAAGAAACAATTGTAATTGCAAAAATATTTACAACTCATTATGCAGTACGTTTACCCGGTGAAGAAGCCTTTCTTGTTAACTCCGATACAATAGGAATTGTTAAAGAAATCCTTAATGCTAAAAAAACCGAGATTGATATTGCTGATATAGAAAATCCGGAAATTAATTTGAACTTAACAAGCGGAAGCGAGGGCTGAAATGAAATTTCAAAAAGACAAACACGGCATTTGGCTGTTCGATTTGTTCTTGATTGTTCTGCTTTTTGTTTTAACATTCTTTGCAATAACCGGTTGTAATGATAATCCCTTCTTACAGCGTGAACAATCTATTACCGGCACAATAACTGTAACCGGCAATGTGCCGTTCACAAAACTTTCGTTAAGAACAGATTATAACAAGATTTACATTCTAAAATGTACACAGCCGCTGGAATCACAACTTTGGAAAATGCAAGGTGCAAGGGTCACAGTTTATTACAGCAGAATTATCATTGATGAATTTGGAATTCCAACGCTCGATGTTATAAAGGTTGTAATTAGTTATGAATGAGATTAGAAGATAAAATATGGCGAATACTAAAATAGAATGGGCAACAAAAGTTTGGAACCCGGTTACCGGATGTTTAAAAGTTTCCAACGGATGTAAATATTGTTATGCGGAAACTTACGCTAAAAGATTTTGGGGCGGGCGCAAATTTACAGATGTGCTATGCCATCAAGATAAACTTGATCAACCGTTGCACTGGAAAAAACCACAAAGAATTTTTGTGAACAGTATGAGTGATCTATTCCATCCGGATGTGCCAATAGTGAATAACGAAAAGATAAATATTAAGCATCCTAAAACTTATCAGCTTGCAGAAACTTTGACGTTCGGAAAATACTCCGGGTTAACTATTGAAATGATAATTCTTACGGATCCGGATTATATAAACTGGTGCATGGATAAAGTTCCGGGCTTTAGATTGAGCGATCCATCAAAGCAATTATTAAATCAAACAATAAGAGAAAATAATTTATTATGAATCTCAACGATATAGAAGCCAAAATTTTTGATGCGGTTAAAAACGCAACTTATGATAAACCTATAACAAGCAGAAAAGTTTATGAAACTACCGGAATTGATAACCGCATGCTTGCCGCTTGTGTGCGTGCAATGAATGAAAAGAATAAAGGAACATTTCACATTGGCAGTGATAAGCGCGGTTATTGGCTTTGCAGAACTGAAGAGGATGCAATTGCAAGTCTGCTTAGTTATAACCATACAATTATGAGTATGCTGGGCGAACGTAAAAAAGTTAAAACTCAAATTGAAGTAACATTTGGCAGCGATCGGGATTTATTTGGAAATAAAATTTTATCACAAACTTGCTGAGGGAAAGATGAAAATTACATTTATAGAAACATCAGATAGTTTCGATTTTAACTTAGAACCGGAAAATAAAGAAGAAGCTGCCTCTTTATTAAGATTAGAACGGCATTTGTTGATGCATTTAACTCGCTCGATGAATATTGCGATTACCAGCTTAACCACACTCAAATTTCAAAAATGACGGATGAAGTTTTTATTGAGTTCTTTAATAAATCTGCAATTAATCAATTAATGAAGATTGATAGTGAAAACAATTATGCCGAACCGGATAATCTTATTATTGAAATTGCCGGAAAATTCAAAATAAATGTTAATGAAATCCGCAAAACAATTGAAGCTGAACTTCCTTTGCTTACGGAACTTCCGGAAGAAACTAAAAATGAATAACCGACAGATTCCTAAAGTCTTAAGTGGCTTGCAGCATGGTTTTGGGGAAGATGATGACATTGCCTCTGATCATCTTCAAACTTCGGGGAAGGCGCCCGATTTGAGAACCACAAAGCAATTGAGCGGAATCACCATAATAAATGATGGGCCGGGAAACGCCTCCGGTCGTTTTTATTTTTCCACGGTGGATGTTTGCTTGATACAATAAATTTTATTCAACAACTCAATGCTTTATTAAAATAATTGCTGAAGGTTATAAATGAAATCCTTTTCCTTTGATGATGTTGTTGCAGAAGAATTTGGAGTTGAAGAAGCTGTTGTAATACGCTCATTTCAATTCTGGATTGAACTTAATAGAGCAAACGGACGCAATCTAAAGGAAGGACGCACTTGGACTTATAACACTTATGAATCTTTAGCAGAGCAATTTCCATTTTGGGTTAAAATAAATAATAAAACTGGATTGAAAGAACCGGATACTGGAAAGGTTAGAAGAATAATAGATTCACTCATTAATCAAAGTGTACTTATTAAAACATCTAAATTCAATAAGTGGAAAATAGACAAAACAAATTGGTATGCTTTTGAAGATGAAGAACGCTGGCTAAAAGCTAAATCTGTTGAAATTTGCCCACTGCCTAAAAACGCAGACACAGAAAATTTATTTGAAAATGAAGAGAATTCACCACTGCTTATTTCAGCAGACGGCAAGGTTAGCAGTTCAATTTTAGATGAAAATGCGACTGTGGAAAAAAGCAGTCAGCCAATCACGACTGCGGAAAAAGACAGTCCAGAGCTGTGTAATAACGCAAATGTTAGTCTGCTTAATTCCGCAGACCAATACCAGTTATTAAACAATTCCAAAACAGATGAAGAGAAGAATGAATTCGCCTCGCCTCATGAACTTCTCCTCGATAAAAAACCTCTTGAAGCATTTCTAAACGGTGCAGCAGATAAACTCGCTTTTGATTTCAACGATCTGGATTTATTAAACTCCAAAATAGAACAGCTATTCCGGTTGTTTGTTAAAGATCAACCGCCAAACCAAATATTTGTAGATCGGATTAGAAACCAAATCCTAAACGATACGCGAATAGAACTATCAAGAAAAGTTTGCTGGATGATCATCCAAATTGCATTTATGGAATATCCGGGAGTTGAAAAGAAATACCAAAACTTTGAAAGTTTAATGAAGCGGATCGGCTGGAAGAAAGATGATTTTATTCAAGATCTGCATACATACAATCAGAAAAAAGATATTGCAATTGCACGCTCAAAAGAACGCGAGCAAGAGAAGATTGATAACCAAGAAGCGATTGATAGGGTGTTGAAAGAAGCGCAAGAAAGACTTGAGAAATATCGCTATAAAATAAAACCTCGCCAAATATTAGAAATCGAAGAATTAATAAAAAATAAAAAATTTATACAAGCTGGTAGTAAACTCATTGAATACATCGAAGGTAATGAAGCTGCATAAACGTAAATGTGCAAGATGGAATTGTATGAAAGAATTTGTGCCTAAAAATAATAAGCAGAAATATTGTTCTTCTAAATGTAATGGAGATGCAAATAGAGAACGCGCAACAAAAAGAAACGAGAGAATAAAAAATCACCACACAAAACTGGAAAGATTTTATAAGAGGACTACTTGATCAGCATCAAAACAAATATTGAAAAATTTATCAATACAGAAATACGTGATATTAAGAATGCTGTTAATAAAGCAACATTATCTGCAACAACAAAAGCAGCACAGCAAGGCGCAACCGCCGGCAAGAATGAAGTAAAAGAAATATATAACATTCCCGCTGCCGAACTCAATAAAGCAACAAAGATTGTAAGCGCAAAGAAGGATGATCCAACTGCAAAGATCAGAGTTACAGGCAAACCTATTTCATTGGATAAATTCAAAGCGCGTTGGAAACAAAAGAATCCTGAAGGTGCAACTGCAGAAATAATAAAAGGTAAACGTGTTGTTATTCCCGGATCTAAAGGTGAGGGCGGTAAAACATTTATTGCAACTATGAAGAGCGGACATAAAGGAATCTTCTATCGAATCTCTAAAAAAAGATTAAAGATATGGGAACGTAAAGGACCAAGCGCGCCAGACCTAATGAGAAGCCGCCGCTCTATTGCAGCTATAAGCAACTACATAAAAATTAATTATGATCGGTTATATAATGCCGCTTACAAATATTTTAAAAGCAAATAATCATTTTAGTTTTTGGGTCCTTTCTGGAGCTTTTCAGTGCGGATGCGGAACGAGCTCAGGATTTGAGAATTTTTTGAGTTTTGAAAAATTAGGTTCTGTTCTATTTAAGGGGTTTAAATGCTAATGTTAAATAAGATATATAATGGTGATTGTTTCGAACTAATAAAACAAATACCAGATGAATTTATTGATTGTATTGTTACAAGTCCGCCATATTGGAACTTAAGAGATTATGGAGTTGAAGGACAGTTCGGATTGGAGAAAAATTTTAGCGATTATATAAACAAATTATTATTTCTCTTCGATGAAGTTAAGAGAATATTAAAACCAACCGGAACTTGTTGGGTAAATCTTGGTGATACTTATGGTGGTAGCGGGAATAGTAGTGGACACACCCCCGAAACCGATAATCTAAAACGATCAACATTTAATTATGGTGCTACAAAAGGCAATATGGCTTTAACAAAAGATTATGTGAAATCGTTAATTGGAATACCGGACAGATTTAAGATTGGAATGATTGATAGAGGGTGGAAATGTTCTGTAATAGGTGTTTGACTTGCGTAAAAAGAAGAAGAGAAGTCCAGATACTATGGGAAAATATGCCTCGCTTTCTCAAATCGCAAGTCTCTTTGAAGTGGATCCTCGGACTGTTAACCGGTGGAGCGATCCGAAAGATAAAATTCATATAGAAGGATTTGAAAAAGTTGGTCACGGACAATATGATTTGCGAAAATGCGTTCATGCATGGAAACATGATATGGAACGAAGAATCTCTGAAGCACAATCCGGATTTAAAAGTGCTAAGGAATTTAATCTTAAGCTGGATGCACAAAAAAAAGAATTGGAGCTTGCTGAACTGAATAAAGACCTTATACGTGTTGATGAAGCAGTAACATTTTTAGATAAAATAATTAATCTTTTGAAAAACTCGCTGCCGAGTAAACGCAAAACAATAATGCCGAAACTACTGATTGCAAAAGATGACAAAGCAGCATTAAAAATTTTAGAAGCAAGGGATACAGATTTATTAAATGAAATCTCGATTTCAATTGAGGACATCATCCGCGGCTTGGCTGAATCTACTAATAAAAATTACTCCGCTGCTCGAACAGATAAAGCCAAGAGAAGAAGAACTTCTTAGTGATTGGGCTTGCCGCAATTTTTATTTAAGTCCGGAATATTCATCCGAACCCGGGTTATATTCCTATGCGCGCCGTCCTTATCAAAAAGAAGTGCTCGATGAAATCGGAAATCCATTAAATGAAAAAGTAATAATTGTTTCTGCAACTCAAATGATGAAAACAATTATTATGATGATTGCAGAAGCATGGAAGATTGATCAGCATCCCGGACCGATACTTCACGTTATGGATACAATTCTTAATGCAACACGTTACAGCCGGGAACGTTTAGATCCGATGCTGAGAGATAATAGATTTCTTTCAATCAAAGTTCAAGACGTTAAACCGAAAAAAGCAGATACGGTTTTGATGAAAAAATTTGTAGGCGGTATATTAAAACTTGTCGGCGCCAACTCTCCGAGCGGATTAATTTTTACAACAATCAAAGATTTACTTTTAGATGAAGTTGACAGCTATCCAATTTCTGCATTTGATTTTGGAGATCCGGTTGAACTTGCAATCAAACGTACAACAGAATTTGAAGATAGGCAGATTATTTTAGCAAGCTCACCCGGTGATGAAGTTACAAGCAGAATTATGCCGGAATGGGATCTAACAGATCAAAGATATTACAACGTTCCATGCCCGCATTGCGATGAAGGACAAAAATTGGAATGGGGAAGAGTTGATGATGATTTTGGGATGAAATGGAAAAACGAGGATCCTAAAACTGCTTTTTATCTTTGTATACAATGCCATAAAGAAATTTACAACCGGGAAAAATATTGGATGCTTGCAAACGGTTTATGGAAGAAAACTTTTCCGGAAAGATTATATAAACCGGGTTTCCATATCAACCGGCTATATTCTCCAAGTGCAACAACAAGCTGGGATAAGCTTGTAGAAGATTTTCTTATTGCACGCAAATATTCAAAGCAAGGAGATCATGAAAGACTGAAAGTTTTTATTAATACAACTCTTGCTGGAGTATGGTCACCTAAATTCAATATACCAAAAGAAGAAAAACTTATTCAGCGTGTTGAACAATATTACACGCCGGAAAAGAAGATCCTTCCGGAGAAAATTTGTTATCTAACTGCATTTATAGATGTTCAGGATACATGGCTGCATTGCATTATTCTCGGCTGGTGCATTGGAGAGGAAAGTTTTTTGATAGAAAGAAAATTAATCTTTGGCAATCCCGCTCAAAAAATGATTTGGAATGAACTCGATATTTATTTAATGACAGCTTTTGAACATGCACTGAAATTAAATTTATACATCTCCGCAATTGGTATTGACACCGGCGGGCATCATGCAGATGAAGTTTATGCTTTTGTAAAAGAGCGGCAAGTTAGGCAGTTAAGAAATGGAGTTGTTCAGCGTTTCTATGCAACCAAAGGTTGGAACACTCCATGGAAACCGATTACCGATCTAAAGGGAAGATTGAACAACAAAGGCGGTATTCCGCTTTACATGGTTGGAACAGACACTGCAAAAGAAGTTATCTTCAACCGGCTAGCGATTGAGAACGAAGAAAAGGAAGGTTACGGCTATTTGCATTTCAATCATTTTGCAGATGCAGAATTTTTTGAAGGATTGATTTCGGAAACATTAATACGCGATAAGATCACAAAAATTTCTAAATGGGTTCCAATTCCTAACCGCCGTAACGAGGATCTTGATTGTTACGTCGGCAATTTATTTTTAGTGCGTGTTACAAAACCAAACTTGGTTAAGATTACAGAAGATCTAAAACAGAAATCAGAAAAAATGAAAGAAGGAACATTGTTTGATCAACCTAAAGAACCATCTGCAAAACAATCGGTTTCTAATTGGGTGAATAAGTGGAGAGAATAAGGAATAAAATTATGAGTATAGTAACAATAACTTTTAAGGGTGAATTAACCGAAGAACAATTAGACCAAATATCCGAATCATTAACAAATGGGCGATAATTTGCCCGACAAGGTTACAAAGGAGAAACTGTTTTAAGATGGATAAACTAAGGGCAAACAATTATAACGATTAAGCTATGCTGCGCGTACTGGAAACCTA